GTGTCCTTTCCGCATCTTCGGTGCCAGACCAGGACCAGCCTTTTTACTCCGAGCTCCATTGCTAACCAAACCGGCTTTTGATAAGTACGGGGTCGGTATAGATGAGGTATCGAGATTTGTGACATCAATCGCCTCCATAAAGTTTTGACGTACCAGGGTGATGGTCTGATCGACCGCCACATCCATGGCTTTTTTCTTCGGGTGCAAACAAGAATTGATCTCGATGGTGGCGCGGATCCGTTCCCTCCACGGGATCTCCTCATTCGATGCCACCTCGATCAACCAACTGACCGGATTGAACCCTTTCTTCTGACAGAGCTCATCAATCTTTTCCTTTTCCTTCTTATTGGTATGGCCGCGTTTCTTATTGACCTTGCCGGTATCGGCAAACCGTCCATTGCTATCTCGCTTCATTGAACACCTCGGCCTGGGCGTTGCATTTCTCCGCCACGGCTTCAAGCTCGATAACGTACTTGGTCAGATCAACGAATTGATTCTCCGCTAATCCAATAGTGGTGCCGGATGGAATCGGTTCAATAACCGGGCGATCCGGCACATAAAATGTTTCAAGGTTTCTTTGACTTACTGCCTGGCATCCAAAAGTTAATAGCGCGATCACGGTTAATGCCGCGCATTGATTTTTTAAATTTCGCATCGATCTCCTTAATTTTTTCCTTGGCCTCATTGCTGAGTTCGTTAGATTTTATGAGGGTGTCAAGATTTGCGATTCTCTTTCCCTGCCGGTATGCATAGAGAAACACACCGGCAACAAACAGGACCGCCCCGGCGATCAGGTAAAGTGTCATTCCTTATTCCCCGGATCGCTCATGAAGAAACCGAGAATTCCGGCCAATCCCATGCCGACTTGCGTGATGTTCTGCATCATGGATTCCGGAAGGTTGACACCTACCAGGGCGAACATGGCGGCCAGGGATGCCCAGCTTGAAGGTTCTTTTAATCGTTTCAGAATCATGTTCATGGTGATCTCCTTAAGTTTAGTGGTCACTCCCGGGAGGACTCGCGGTATCCGGAGGAGGATCCGGAACGACCTGGGAGTTGACAGGTGAGGGGCCCATCAACTTATGAAACACTCCCGGGATGTGCCACATTAGTTTTTCCCCAAAATATCAAGAATCAGCGGATTCTGACTCGAGATGTAATAATACGGTTTGGACACATTGTATTGATGTGTCACGGTTTCCCGAGTGCCACAATTCTGGCAAATAAACAGAATGTGCCCGATCATGGCATCACCGAGCACACAATATGATTGGCATTCCGGGCACCGGAAATCGGTAAACATTTCAATAATAGGTCCAGATGACATTCTGTGATTTGTTCAAATCATAGTCCGCGTGCAGAAATTCCTGTCCGATGCCAAGTCGGGTGACATGTTTTGAGAGGTGCCGGATCAAATCAAAACGCTGCCCGGAACCTTCGCATGCGATATCGACCGCCACCCCCAGGCAATGGCTGGACGTTGACTTGGCACCAATTGCCTCATTATGTTCACGGCACCGGAAAGAACTATTCAGTTTCATCGGCTTCCCGTATTCCTTCCGGACCGCCTCCAGGATATCCATAAACTCCTGGTCCATCCCCATGACCCCACAATGAGGACAACTCAATTCGTTTTTGCTAAAATGTTCCGTGTGCTCTCTTGCCATACGCTAAACTTACCCCCTCAAGTCGTAAGCATCCAATATTCATATTGGCAGGGAGTCCCACGGTGATGGCACGCACCTTCTCGGCTTCACACTCCTTGAGGACTGCAAAAGCACCAAGGCCCTCAATGCGTTCGACCAAATACGGCTGTGCCAATATGACCACCAATAGGATCCACATTTCTACACCAGATTACCAAAATGACAAGATTCTTGGCATTCTGAAAGTTTTTGTCAAGAAGTTTATTTGCTTGTCAGGATTGCCCGAACGGTGTACCGGACAAAAATTATCTGTTCTTTGTGTTATATTTTTGGTGTCTCCCCTAGGGATAATACTGGGATGCATGGTGATCTGACCAAAAGAACTGAAAAGTTTTTAAAAGGTACACAAATGAGTTCACCCAAAAAAGCGAAAGCGGGTGTAACTATTTTCTTTTCTTTTGTTTTCTTTTCTTTTCTTTTTGTATTACTTTTTCTTTTCTTTTCTTTTATTTTCTTTTCTTTTAAAAAGTTCATTCGGGCAATTGAGAGCCTGATTGATAGGTTTTTGGAGTTTTTTCATTCGGGCACAGAGAGAGGGGTCTTATTTTTTTTTCATCCGGCACAGGGGTGAATTTGGGTGGGGAATAGTGAGTTTTCCGAAATGATCAGGGGGAGTTCCGGATCGACTCTTTGGGTCTTGTGTGAGTTTGCAGANGCGTAGGTCCCCTCAGACGATACCACCCCCCCCTAAATTCGGGTATCGCTCCTGGCAGATCCCCCCAAAAACGAAAGGAAAGACCCCCCGGGGGGGTGCCCGATGGTCACAAAGTTCCCACAATCAGGTTCTCGAGAATCCACCAAAGCGTTTGTTTGCTGGGAGTTACAGGAAGAGATAACAATTGTGTAACAATTCACATGCGCGATTCATTTGCCTGGCCGGGCGCGAGGGTGGGGGCAGAGCCTCGGCCATACCTTGATGCGGAACCCACAGATATCTCCCGGATCCCCCATTAAATCCTAACCAGGTGTATCCTCAAGGACTTAACACAATATCCGACCGATCACTCCTTCACATCAATACCATTCTCCTCGTACCACCACAAGGCCATCAACCCGAATGCCATCTTGGCCAAGTGAGGTTCATTCCGATCCCCCTCGAGCCAGTGATGCCAGTGTTCCATCATATGATTGACAACGGTTGACCTTGGCATGCCATTGGTCCAATTGTCATCACCATGACTCTCGGCTCCTTCAAACATCACCTTGGCCATCTCCCTAACGAATCCCCATTTCACCAGGTCATACCTCACCGGTGCTATGGGATTCCTTGTTGCTCCGCTCTTGAACTTCTCCTTTGGTGACCATTTTTCGGTGCTCATATCCGGTACTCCTTTCAATCCCCAATTGGTAACATAAAATTCGTCAGGAAACTCCACGTTTAACTCCATGATAGTATTGACCTATTCGCTTAATGATCAAGCCCGTGAATAATCCTTCCATTTCACCGAGTTGAAGATTGCCCGATGATTGACCCACCGTTGAAACCTCCGCTGATACCTATTGGTGTGATCGTAGACCATGACATACGGATCCGCACCGAGTGATCGTAATGTCTCAACGCGATCCATATCTTCCTCGGGTGTAGAGTCGTAGCCCACTAAAACATAAAATTGCATCTGGTAGGGTTTCAGCCCAGCTTCAATACAGCGGTCNAANCCTCGCTTGACAATTCCGCCATCCTTCGGCCGATCCCAGGCAAATGACACGCTTTTGTTCTTGAATGAATTACTCCGAAACTTGACTTGTGCCAAAAGACTTGCTTGCTCCTCGGTAATGAGCCGGATGTTCAGCCCTTGAATAAAATTGACCCGGAGTTGACGATCAATCAATTCATTAAACACATCAATCACATTTGGGTGTCCTAGAAAATCATCATCCAGTAGAACCAGCCGGTCCTCACCTCGCGGGTTTGTCAGTAGGTCATCGATGCTTGACTCAAATTTTGGCTTGCCTTCTTTTTCCGGTACCACACAAAATGAACAATTCAACCGGCACCCGCGTTCGCTGAATCCAATGTGGTTGGTGTATTCCGGATACATGAACCATCCGCCGGAGTGACCGGGTGTAATATCATCGTCAAGCCTGGAATCCCAAGCGAAACCCGTGCCGCCTCTCACCACATATTCCGGCAAATAATCAGGGGTAAATTTAAAGATTTTGCTGGCAAACACCTGGTCGTAATCAAAAAGAGGACCGAGCCACCATTCCACATCATGCTTGAGTTTGTGATAGTGACCCGCCAAACGCATCAATGCGAGATTAGGAATCTTGCCATCCATTTGTATCAGTCCTATTTTCATGCTTCCTCAATCGTCACGCCAAACACATCCTTGACCTGTTTGACTTTCAGCCTGTACATATCCGTTTTGTATCCCTTCACATCCACAAATCTCACCTCACCATCAGCCAGGAACTCGGCGAAATCCACAACGTATCGGATGCCACCTGGCAAATGAAAAGGGACTTGCCGGAGAAAGAAATGGACTATTCCGGCGGCTTGTCGGAGCCTCAAATCGGAATAATAGGCGGCCTCCTTCTTGCTGGCAAACTTGATCCCATCGACCTCGGTGGGTATCGCATTGAACTTATGTCTGAATCGTTTAATCATCTTGGTATCCTTTCATATCATTTCCTCGAATCGTTGTTCTCCCTCCGAATACACACCGCAATTCTTATCGAACTTGAGTCGCACCACTCCGAGCTCCCCATCCACCCCGGCATCCCTCACCTTCTGCACATGGAATTCCACATCGGCCTCCGGATCATGCACATGTCTGAAAATTGTCCAGCAGATCGAGGCCATTGAAAAAAAGTGAGCCGATCCACTGATATCCCATGGCCTCGGGACCACATAAGATCCATCCTGGCCTCTCTCCATCTTCTTAGGATGTGCAATGAGCCACACATGTATGTCAAACTGCTTGGCAAAATATGTCAGCTTATTCAGCACCTCTGCCACATATTCAGTCTCCGATTGTCCTCGATCCCGACTCGCCTCGAGCTTGTTCCACGGATCAATGACCAATCCCTTCACGTTATCTTTCTGGCGAATGAGTTGTTTTGCCCGTGATAGTATCGTGTCAATATCCGGTGCCGCCTCTTCCGGCAAGATAAAATGGAAATGCTGATCGATGTTCCGGATAGCAATCACGGCCTCATCCTCGGACATCCTTCCGGGCAATCCTTCGGTAAACGGTTTGACTGTCCACGTTTGAATCAGGTTCCTCACATGATGTGCCGGAGATGCATATTCGGGTGAAAAGACCGCAAAGGACCATCCGGCGCTCTTCGCAATATTCACCATGATATTATTCAGGATTGTCGATTTGCCATGATTGGGGATCGCCGTGCCAATCGAGAGACACCCTGGCGAAATCCTCATTTTTCTCCCCAATCCCATGCCAGGATCCACTCCCTGCTTGACACCATGCCGATAGAGCTCGGTGATCTCCTCAATGTATTCCGATGGAGAATGAACGCCTTCAATGGGCCACGGTTGAGCATCATCCAAGCACTGGCGAACCGTGTCAGCATTGTGAGTCAGCAAGGTTTCATTCGCATCGTTGCAATCGTGCGGCCAGGTCACTTTGTAACAGCGATCTTTCCGATACGCCTTGCGAGTTCTTCCACCATCTTCCTTCCCGGCGCATCCATATCGCCAGCCAGGATGATCTTGGCAGGGAGTTCCAGGACTTTCTCGGAGTTGGTCAAGAATTGAAATGAGTTGGATCCATTCGGGACCGAACAATGCACTCGGCCGGGGTCACACGTTTGGCCTGTCAGTTTATCCGGCTCACCCTCATAGATGGCCAATTCGCAACCTTTAGTGATCTTGTCCTGGTCCCATAAGATGTGCTCACAATTCTCCTCTTGCGAATAATTCTTGGCACGGTCCCGATACCTCAAGTTGACAATCTCGCCATCCCTCCGGTAGATGAACATGATCTTCTTCCTTGTCGGAGAGAATCCTATGATGTCCGGTGTGAGCACCGCCGGGTCAATGCCGCGTTCCCCAACCAGGTAATCGGTCACGGCCTGGGGGAGCTCACTTTCAAATGTGATAGTGGGTTTGTTGTAACTGGGAGTTTTGTTTGATTGATCCTGGCGAACCGCACCGGACCACTGGCAATGATAACAAGTCCAAAGACCCGCCGATCGGGTGACCCGGAGTGATCGCGTGTGTTTCTTCTTTCGAGTTCCGGAGCATTCAGGACACTCGATCGTAACCGTGTCATTATCTCCGGCACCCGAGAGATCAATCCCCGCGGCCTCAAACGAATCGTAAAGTTTACTCATATAGAAGGCCGACTACTGAATTGAGTTTCCTGTGGGCCATCCATTTTGCATTGTTGGAGATACTCTTCGAAATGCCCACGACTGAACAATGTGGAGGGCCGGAGATATTTGGCCATTTGTTCATCGTGTTTCCACTCGCGGGATTTGGTATCGATCACCTTGATGAAATCCTCGAGGCGATACCCTTCGTTATAGCGGCCACGCACCAGGCGCAATGTTTTGATTGAGTCGGTCCGGTAATCCGTTTTCAAGCGTTTGTTCAAATGAAGGATCACCTCATGGACAGTGTATTGAATATCCTCCGATGTCTCATTCTGGTCGCTGTAACATTTTTCCAGGTTTGCAATGAGCCATTGAACATCCGGTGCCGGTAATGATTGCACCGTTGCAAACTTTTGGGATAGCTCCTCAAGCTTTTTTATTTGTGCCGACATAATGTCCTCCAAAGATTTTCTTTTGTGCGTGCCAAATATCTTGCTCCTCCGTTGACATGCTCCGGAACTCCTCAAGTTCCTCAACGGAATATGCAATGTGACCTTTTCTTGCGGCCTGTTGTGTGACCCAATCGAACTTACAAATAATGATAGTATCGCCGTAGCGTTCACTCTTGATCTTGATGAATCCCTTCTGATTGAATTTCACGTTCGACCTCCATGATCAAACGCCCGATGATCTCGGGGATTTGTGGAACCACCGAGTTGCCGAGTGCCTTCAATTTTTTTACCCGGTTCTTTTCTCCCGTTGTCACCCTCGGAATGTCCGGTTCTATGTGCCAGATGGATCCAATGTCAAGTAACCGGGCGGATAGCCCATCAGCCAGGTAACCCATTCCGCGTTGAGTGTCCCTTGCCCTTGCTCTCTCACCTCCGGATGGTTGCCTAACATTTTCTGCATCTTCGCCCCCGGTTTCCCGGCCGCATCCTCGTTGGCTGATGGAGTCGGCCACATCTTGACTACTCCCCTCAAATATCCCTTCTTGATGTCGTGGTCGTTCTTCATGTTCGCGTGGTATTGGTCGCTTACATTCGGAGTCGGCCACATCTTGATTGCATTGGGTAATGTGTCCGTTGGGTGACCTTTTCTTTCTTGCCGACCCTTCCCGCTTGCCCCCTTGTAATCCCTTGTTGCCGGAGTCGGCCACATCTTGACTTGTTGTGGCAGTCCTATTTGTGCCAGCCTTCCCGTGTCCTTGTCGTATGCTCTCTGCCCGACCTTCGCCGGTTCCCCGTCCTTGGTCACAATTGCTCCGAGCGTGACCCCGGCTCTTGTGCCGCCGGAGTTCTCCACATCTCTTGCACCACCCCGTCCAAATACCGTTTCTTCGCATTGTGGATCGACCCTTGGCTTCCCGGTTGACCCGCGTTGCCCTCCCTCGATCTCGGAGTCGGCCATATCTCTTTTTCTCCCGATGATCCAGCATCGTTGTCTTTGATGCGGGGCTTGGACGGCGCAAGCACCCAGTACGAATGTCCGGACTTCGTAACCTTCGCTTTCCAGGTTAGATACCGTGCGCGACAACTCCATATTGACGAACCCAGCAACATTCTCTCCAACAACCCAACGGGGCTGGCACTCTTTGATGATCCTAAACATTTCCGGCCAGAGGTCGCGGTCATCGTCCTTGCCTCTTCGCTTCCCGGCCTGACTGAATGGCTGGCAGGGGAATCCTCCGCAAACAACGTCAATTGTTCGTTCGGCGGGTTCACCTGGTTCTCCTTTTTTGTTTTCATTTGATTTTCCATTTCTTGATGAGGAATATCCGCCAGTTTGCAAAGCATCTTGCCCTGGCGTGGTCGGTCGTTTGCCCGGTGATACGATTCCTTGCTCCGATGAATTGAATCCATTGCACATGGGGTCGGCCACCACTCCATCTTCTTTGAGTCTTTCATAAGTCAATTCCCTGATATCCGGGTAGACCGGCACATCCGGCCAGTGCTTGTTGAGTATTTGTGTGCAGAACGGATCCATCTCGCAGAACGCAACCGTCTGGAATGTTTCGGATGCTCGATGCAATCCCAAACTGAATCCTCCGATGCCACTGAAAAGATCAAGTATTCGCATCGGCATCTTCCATGAACATGAAAGAATCGCCGCGGACAATATCGGGATCGGGATCGTTCGGGAATCGGGGAGAAACGACAATCGTTTTCTCGACTCCGATTTCTCCCTTTAAAAATAGAATCCCTTTCAGGGTGAGTCGCTTATCCTTGTTGATCAGACCCCAATGGATTAGGTGGTGAGCTTGGTCCAGGTAAGAAAAATAGTTGTGATAGTAAAGTTTTTTAATGGCCTCACATAGCTGTGAAGTGAAATGAATCGGTTCGGTGTGCGATGTTGAAAAGAGCATGAACCCCCCCTCCGGAGTGTGGTAACTTTGTGTCCGCCCCTTGCTGTCAGGCCATGTTTTAAGGTGTCACAACATGTCAGAGTCAGTTTTGTTATGTCACTGATTTTTTAGGGACAAAACACTAAGTTACGCAATGATTGAAGTTGGGGAATCGGGGTTGAAACTTATAACACAATTGTTATCAACCACGGTTCCCCCTTATAAAACAACACCCCAAAATAACCCTGTGGGGAGTTTGTGCCCATTGGAATCATCCTACCACCTTAAGCCTTCCCGGAAGCTTTGGAGCCTTAAGTCGCACCACTCGTTTTTTCGCTTCCTTCTGGCTGTGCAAATCCGCGACATGCAAATATCTCTGTGTGCTTTGCGTAGATTTGTGTGATAAAAATTTGCCGACCATGAAAAGATCCACACCGCTCTGTGCCCAGCGAGTGGCAAACGTGTGCCGGATGGAATGAAAAGTTGCATCAATACCAATTTCTGTCGCACTTGCGGTGAAAGCAGTGCTCACCCCTGATGGTGAACGTGGCCGATCCTGTAGTTTTGCCGCCCAATAGGGTGATGGCCAAACGTGCGTATCGGTCGGATGAGCATCTCTTCTTTTCCGGAACCATTCCAAAAGCTCCGGTTCCAAATCGATGAATACCGCTTTTTCTTTTTTCATATCAACCGGGGCAAATGCAATTCCACCCGCATCATAATCAATCTGATTATATCTAAGCCCCACGACATTTGCCAACCTCATTCCGGTTTGCCAATCAACCCAAATAATTTCTTTCAGGTATGTCGGACAAATTTCCAAGAGGCGATCACAATCTGTGTTGGTGATCAATTTATCCTGTGGCACAGGTACTCGCAAGATTGGAACGTCATCTAATTTGTTTTGTGCCAAATATTTTTCCTTCTTCGCCCACTTGGCAAAGGCACACAATTCAAATACTCGGTTATTGATTGTTGAATTTTTAACATCCGTCTCCGCACCATGTTTTCGAATCGCTTTAACATCGTTCATGTCAACTAAATCGAGCGGCTTATCTTTTAGGACAAGTTTCAGCATATCCCAGGTGTATTTTTTAGTTTGCAAAGTTGAGGCTTTCAATTGAGTTTTGCTGAAAGTGAGATATTCTTTCACGGTCGCATAAAATTGGTGATCGTTAGTGATAGTGGTTTCGAGTCCTTTGGCTTCCCGTTTCTTCCGAGCTTGCAAATCATCATGGAATTCCTGGGCGGCTCTTTTGTTTTTCAATCCGGTACTGCCTCGATGGCGAATCTTGGCAATCCGAAATTCGTACCAGTATTTTTCCCCTCGCTTGTAAATCATGGTGACCTCCTTGGTTTAATAATTGTCATTCAATCTAACAATTGTCAAATTACCACAATTCTTGGCAACTTGTCAACTATTATGACAACTTGTCACGTTTTCTTTCTTCTGTCGCAAGGGTCACGCATTGCAAATTTCGAACAAAATACGGCATAACGCAGTATTTCTGGTTACCGGTATGCCGCGCCTTGAACTTGATTCCGCAGTGGTGACAATTGACAAATCGTCCGCCAGCATTCTTGCGAACCGCCAGCGCATTCCGGTTGCACTTTGGATCCCGACAAAACTTCGCATTGGATTTCGGAGTCATGAATGGAGTGTTGCACACGGCACACATCACCTCGACCGGTTTTTTAAAACTCGTTCTCGTTTCGCCAAACGCCGACACTGTTGCATTTCACCGAGTGCTGGCTGGTAACAATACAGCGTGGCCTTTTTGTGCTTCGGCGGCTGAAACATTCGCTTACAATAACGGCACTGTCTGAAAGGAAGTGCCCTGTTAACTTTTTTAATCAAGTGGGAGATGCCTCGCACATTCACACGTGTTTCAAGTTGGTGTGTGGGAATTTTCGGCGCTCCAAATTCAGACCAAAATGTTTTCCAGCATTTTTCCGCCGAAATCACTTCGATCAAATTGCCTTCACCGTCAAATCGTTTGATCTCATACATTATTGTTACACCCCCAGCATGGTTGATATAATTTTTAGGGCCGCATCACTTCTTCGATCTATCTTTTTGCGTTCTCGCGCATCCACTCTCCACCAAGTCCGGATCGTACCGGATTTCGTGCCCGTTCAACTTCATGTGGGGCAATCCTTTTTCGCGCAAGCTTCGAACCTGGCGTTTGTTTTTTAGATTCAACCATGCGATTAGATCCGGCTCGGTCATTATTTTTTTCACTTGCATCGTCATCATTCTCCATGTTGTCAAGAGTTGTCATGTTTTTATCCTCACTTCGTCATCGCGGTACACCTGTACGCCCTCGATATTGGCAAGTTCGCCCATGCTCCGGACGGTTGCGGCAATGGCTTTTTCGTTTGGTATCAAATATTCAAACGGGATTCTGGTGCTGTCCGTAATTCTGTATTTCCATTTTTCAATAAAGGTTGTATGCTTCAACTGTGATCGGGGCTTTGGCCGGGACATGGATGTTGTGGTGACCTCCGCCTCTGCCAAGGCTTTCCGGTCCGCTTCCATGTTGTAAGCTTTCATTTTTTCTTTGAGTAAATTCTCCGCCCAATCATAGTTCCCAATTATTTCATTGCGTTCAGTCGTTAGTTTTTTGTGAGCCTTATGAGCTCTCTCGACCGGCTCCTGATACTCCTCTTCAATTTGCTTTTTGTCGCGCCGGAGTCTGCCAATCATAATGTCAGCTAATGACAAGTCTGCATCGGTGGTCATATGCATACCAATAATCAAATCACGCACATGATCCGGATCGGCCGTGATTAGTTGTTCATGGTCCATTGATACAAAAGTTTCAGGCTCGGTCTTGTAAGGAATTTTCATCTGGTCCTCTTGAAGTTATAAACGCGGATGGCCGCAATAAAATCGGGGAGATCCTCGGCGGATCGGTACCGCACCAGTTTGTATTTTCCGGCACTACTGAGGTGAAGCGCATATCGCGCCATGTCTTTTTGACCGCCCATGTTCTCCCACGCATATTGATAGGCGGCAAGTTGTACCCCGGTGGTTTTCATTTTGGCGCCGGTCTTAATGTCAACGATCGCGGGAACACCATTGAT